TTACCGTCATTACCCAATACTAATCCGTCTGAGTATGTGCCGCTGGATTGGTATACTAATTTTGCTCCGTGATTATTGTTATCTGTTCTATCGTGTAATTCTAGTACATTTGCAGCATTTGTAGACCCGTAAGTCCTAAACCCAAAAGAACCAAGGTGAGGGGCGTAGATACTCTTACTTGAAATAAAAGAAGAACTGTCTGTTCTTAGTTTAGCGTCCCCGCTTAGGTGTAGTATGTCTTGATTGCTACTGTTTTTAACAGTAAAAGTGGATAATCCGTACGAACCGTTTCTTTGTATAACATAGTTATACGAGTCCATTATGTGTTCTGCAGCGTATGTAGAAGCTGCTTTAATTATCAATTTGTTCGCAGTTACGTCTGTGGTAACATCTAGCGAGTTCAAGTTAGCGTCGGAACCACTAACTATCAGTTTTTTCCAATTTGGCATATGTCTTTAGATTATGGTTGGTTACAGGTTTGCCTGCCCACTTCCCTTTCGGGCCAATAATATACGTATAAATAGCAAAAGGTCCCGAAGGACCTTGACTACTATTTTATTAAATCTATGTGTTTTCCGATTTTGCCAAATACCTTTACAAATATTTCAAATTCGTTTCCTGTATACGTAGCAGTTCTTAGTTTTGCTAGTATGAATTCTGCTTCTTTTTTAGTAAGACTTTCGTCCTTTACCTTTTTAGGTAGAGCTTTTTCTAATAATCCCATAAAATAATATAACTTAATTTTTAATTGTATTCTTTATACGTAGATAAATATATCTGTACCTTCTACTCTAATATTTCCTACATGATCTGCTTGAGCTGTTTCTGCATTTGCTTCTGTACCTTCAAATACACCTGCTACGTGGTAACTTGGTGTTTGGTCGCCTGTTGCATTTGATGCCATATTATTAACGACTGCTAATCGACCATCGTTTGTTCCTGTTGCTCCGTAACTAGCATCCCATATTAATGCTGCACCTGATTGGGCAACACCATTTGAACCTCCAAATACTATTCCTGAATCTCCTGCTGTAGCTGAACCAGAATTTAGAAGTATGAATCTATCTTCTATATCTAAGTTAGTAACATTAGCATTTATCGTATCTCCAGTTACTGTAAGGTTTCCTGATAGCGTTAAGTTGGTAAATTGAGGAGAATCTCCTGTTCCTAATCCACTTACTACACCAGATAACGTATCGTCAGTTAAAGTAAGGTTAATACCCGTCTGACCTGATGTATCTGTTATACCAAAATTAGTATCGTCTGATATATCGATTTGACCTAGTGTTATTGCTTGGCCTGTTATTGAAAGATAATCGTGAGAAGTTGTTACTAGTGTTACATCAGTAGAATTATCAGTTCCTGCAGCATCTACTCCGATTGCAGCATGTAATTCAGCTTGTGTTATGCCTGTTCTTAGTGTAGGAGTACCGCCGTTGTCGTATATTGCAGCTGGATTGGTAATGTCTTGCCCAAGTATCTGAATTGAACCGGATACTGTACCTGATGGTAGGATTGCTGTTACAGAACCTGCTGTTACTGTTCCAACGGTTGTAATAGCTGATTGTAGGAAGTGTTCCCCTGCTACAAAGTTTAATGTTTGATCGTGGTCTATTTGAATAGAACCTGAAACTATTCCTTCACCCGCGCTTAGGAGATATCCTGAGTCGTTATTTAAGTTTGATATATTTGATCCGGAGACCAGTAACTTTTTCCACTGTGCCATGTAGTATTCTTCTTATTTGTGATTTATAATAAATATGCCTTAATTTGAATAACCAAAGTAGTAATCATTGCTAGCGCTATAGAATAATCCTCCTTCTACTGCTGTTGGTGTTACTGATTGTGATATAAGCTGTGTTACTCCTTCTTTATTTACTCTTACTTTCTCTTCTCCCTCCACTCTTATACTAAATACATCGTCAACACCGTTTAAATCTAGTGTTAATGAGCCAGATGTACTGAATGATCCGGAAACATTAAGAGACCCTGTTAAGTACTCTCCTATTTCAGGTAATATGTTGTTTATTTGGTTCCAAAATACCTGAGCCATTATCCATTAAGTTTTCCAGTTATAGTAATCTCCATTCCCTCTGTTATTGAGTATCCTAAATTAGTATTATGAAAATCTACTAATAAATCAGCTCCTTCTTGAACTATTCTATCTATAGCTGATGGTTCTATACTTAATCCTCCTATAGTAACTAGGAAATCATCTATCTCATGATCTGGGAAGTTAGGAGGAGGTGTAACTAACGTAACATTAGCAAAAGTAATGCTGTTTTCAACATTATCTATTACGTAACTATTGTTATTTGTATCTACGGTATTAGAAAGTGCTAAATAATCTCTTTCTTCTGCTGTCATTCCGCTAAAGTTGATGTTGACCTCTGACTTACCTGTTAAATTGTCGTAGAATCTTCCTTTTGTTCCTGATGAAGCAGGTGAATCGGCTTTTCCTTGAAGAACTTCTTCACTTCCTGCTGTTTCTAGTCCAAACTTAATAGACGATTTGCTGTAGAACTTATTCATATTAGCTATCGATGTATTAATACTGTCTGGTACTATATGTCCCATCATTTTAATTTCAAAATTAGTTTTTACAGTCCTGTCTTGCCCTTGATTCACCTCTGTTGTAGTGGTATATGAATCTATCATAGCTCTAAAATTAAACCTTTCCGGGTCTCCCCAGTATGCATCTGATGCAAAGTTTATTGATTCGACTATTTTATTCATTTGTTCCACGTATTCAGTAAATATAACGCAAGAATAGGTAATATTAACGTAATCTGGTATGATTACACCGTACAGTTCTTTAACTGGCTCTCTATTATTAAGTGTTGAAAACTTATCGTATACATTCTTCTTAGAATAGCCCTTTTGAAATATAGCAAAATTGTTTGGATTGTTAGCATCCATTTTATTGCCTAATGTTCTATTTTTTTCAATAGAATCTCTCTTAAACATTATAAGAGGTGTTTGTATCTTACCGTTTTTATCTCTATAGAAGCCATCTTTCTGTACTGCTGCCCATCTTTCTGGTGAACCATACATTACTGGTACGTTTATTCTCTTACTGTTCTGTAGAACTGATGGTTTTATCACATTGTTGAAGTAGTACACAATAGTTTCGTCAATATCTCTAAGTCCAATGTTGAATTGCTTAACATCATCATTCTTAACTGAGCGATGGTACCCTCTATTGCTACGTATTACATCCGGTGTAGTAGCTTTTTGTGCATTGTTATAGGTATCAATTGCAGATTGTGACAATTGAGACTGTCTTTTCGGTAGTATTTTAGTCTTCTTAGCCATTTATTATCTTGCTCTTGTGATTCCTACTTTATCTGTTCTTGTTAAATGACAGTCTACTATAATAGATACGGAAGAACCGAATCTACTGCCGTGGTTTGTTAAGTTGTAACTACTGTCTCTACCAGCAAATAACTGGTTCTCTCTAACTGTATCAACTTCGTAATAATCTTCATGCCACATTACTATATCACCTACTTCAGGTACGGTATCGGCATCAACTAAATCCTGTCTAGTAAAAGCAAAAGAAGCTTCTCTGCCTAAATCAGGTCCAAATTCATCTACATTAACTACTTGGTCACCTCTTGTAATTAAACAATTTAATTTAACTGGGTTGAGATATATCTTATCTAAAGCTTCTCCGTATAGGTTAGCTTGAGTATCGGTCAATGATAATTTATAGTATCCAATTTCTTGTTCTACTATATCTTTTAGTATCTCTCTACTAATGTGAGTTGAAAGTACATTAAAATCTTTTTGACTACCGAATAGCATATTTTATTTTTTCTTTTCTATTGTTTTTTCAGCTACTTCTACTTTTTTTACTTCAGGAATTCTTTCTAAAGATGTAGTCTTAAAAGAAGCAAATGCTTCACTTGCTGGTTTTGTTGTTAGTAACTTAACTTTCATAATAGCTGTATTATTATCCCCATTATGAGAAACCTGTCCTACTGTCAATACTCCTGGCATAGCTCTCAACATCTCACCGATATCTTGAACTGTAACTTCCTCGCTATGTCCTATTCTCACCATCGCTTGATAGACTGAGAATTGTATTTCTGATATTAGATCTTTTATTTTCATTATCCTACGTATATATGCATCGGTACTCCTTGCATTGTGTCATTTATAAACTTTGTCTGTGTTGCAGCAAGTTCTAACTGGTTAGTTAGAGAAGCAGATTGCATAGTTGCTTTTAAATCCTCTACTAAGAAGACTTTTTCTTCCCTAGCGTCAGCTAATAGGTCTGCAGCATTCATAGTTACCTCTGCTCCAGGTACTGGTACTGTTTGGTACTTTCCTCTTATGTAAGCAAGCATTTCTTTACATGTTGCTACTGTATATTTAAAAATCCACTGTCTTCCTATTGAGTTAATTTCAGAATAGACTAGGTTTTGTGCGTTTACGTTTGAGATGTTTGTTGTTACACCTGAAGAAGATGTTCCTCCACCTGTTCCTGAAACTCCTCCGCTTGATTCGGCTCCTGCTTCTACAAGAATCGAGTCATCTACGTACGCACTAGTTTTATCTGATATCTTGTAGTACTGTATCTTTAATTTACCTTCTCCTTTTGGGGTAGGGAATATTCTAAGCTTATTATTATTTATTTCAAAGGTATAAGCTGATTTTCTTATCTGATCATTAAATTCTATAGCTTGAGTCTTTAAAACATCGTAGGATGCAGGCATAAGTAGGAAATTTACTCCTGGAGAGTATGATCCAAAGTCAAATGCATCCATAAGAGACTGTATACCTGTTCCTGTTCCTGCATAAGGATCAAAATACCTTAGTATTGCAGGAGGTGCTTCGTAAAACACTTTACGAATTTCTATACTTCCGTCTCCAATGAGTGTTTCTAAGTCATATTCTTGTTGTCCTCCTATTAAATCTATTAGATTGCTTTTTAAATCTACATCTCCTCCGACTCCTGCTTCCATTCCGTATTGAGCACTTGCTCTTATTACGCTCTGTAAGCTTGGTTTAAAGATAGTAGCATTAACTGCTGTTCCACTTGCTGAACCTCCTATAGTGCTTGACATAGTAGATGATGCTATAGATTCAATTACTTCTTTTCCGTATGCAGTTACTGCTTCTTCAAAGGCAGTATAAAACTGTCTCTCATTTAACTCTATATCCAGTACAGGCCATCCTAATTTTTCAGCACAGTATCTTGCAACCTTAGGAGCATCTTCTTGAAATGCTAGGTCATCGTCGTAAAATCCGAAAGGAGTAGCATCACCTGCAATAAAGTTAGTAGTACCGTCCCAAATTTGAATATCTGCCATAATATATTAGTCTTCTGATGTTAACGCTATAAAGTAACTTATACTAGACCCTGATTCATGAATCGATTGTGCTTTGATTGATCTAAGATCTCCGTATTCAAAGTCGTTAAATGTCTCATTTACGTACTCTGAGCTAAACATAAAGCTTCCGCTAGGGCTAAGTAAGTAGTGCTGTTCTGATGAAGAGCCTGAAATGTGTAAGTCAACATTCTCATCGGATAGGTTAGTAATTCTAGCATATTTAATACTAGAAGAAACAAATTGACCTGCTCCAGGTAGGTTATCGACGTTCATTACTTCTGTTACTGAACCAGAAGGTATGTTCATTACTCTATTATCAGCGAAGCTTATACTAGGAATTCTAATTTCTACGTTAGTTCCTCGTTCAACTCCTTCGAGTTTTACTCTCTCTCTAATAAAGTATGTAAAATTTGCATATTTAGGCATCTTGGAATAGTTTATTTATAAATAGCTGTTAATCCCTGAAGGTTTTATATACCTCTAATACTGGTGCAACTATTTGATGTCTGTGATTGTATTCTAGAGAAGCTGTTTTAAAGCCTTCTACTTGCTCTTCTATTCTAGCTAAGAAGGAAAAGCCTGTTTCTCTCTTATCTTTTAAGTCAATTTGAGCCATATCACCACAAATTACCATCTTAGATCCTTTCCCCAGTCGTCCTATTACTGTCTCCATTTGGGAGTGTGTAACATTCTGTGCTTCATCTACTATAACAAAAGAATTTACAAATGTTCTACCTCGAAGAAATGCAAAAGGTACTATCTCTATTGTTTCCTCATCGAGTAGTTTTTGTATTTTTTCTTTATTGTAGAGCATATTAAGATTATGATAAATTGGTGCTAACCAAGGGTCCATCTTTTCTTTTATATCTCCTGGTAAAAATCCTATGTCTTCTTTAGACACAGTAGGCCTTGTGATAATAACCTTTTCTACCTGTTTGGTAAACAGCATATCTAAAGCTACTTGTGTTGCTACTAATGTTTTACCTGACCCTGCCATTCCTCTGATGACTGTTATAGGGGATTCTAATATATTGGATTTTGCTACTTTTTGTTCTTCGTTTAACTGAACGTTAAACTTGATTGGTTTTTTTGGTCTTCTCTTTGGAACGAATACTTCGTCCGTATGGTGGTTTGAAGGCATATATAATAACGTTATTGTTCTTATCTATAAATATAGGAAAAATTTGTTATATAACCAAAAAAAAGAGGCCCGAAGGCCTCTCTTAATATAATTGAAATCTAATTCAGATTATACAGTAGCTAAATCGCTAACGAAAATCTTTCCGTAGAATTCTGGTCTGATCATTTTCTTAGCATAACGAGTCATGATACCTTTACGTGGTGTGAAGGTAGTTGGATCGTATACTAGAGGTGTCATCATTAATGGCACGTAAGGAGCATAAACAGCACCCGTTTCTAAGAACTGAGAACCTCTGTATCCTGTTAGGATTGTGTTTTCAGTCATATAAGGGTTCTTATATACTTTGTAACGTCCGTTTAATGAACCTACTTTCTGTACTCCAAAAGCAAAATCCATTTTGTCTCCGTCTGTGTTAGCAGCATATCCTGGAATTGATTCTAAGATTGTTGCTACAGAAGGTGAACATACTAAGAAGTTTGCTCCACCTCTTAACGTTTTCTGGTGAATTTTGTTAGATACTTTTTGGATTTTAGTTCCTAATGTTTGGAACCACTGTCCTTGAGTATTGTAAAAATCAGAACTAGCTGCACTACTTGTTGACCAAGTTGATCCATCCCAAGTCTTATTGTTAACAGCTGACCAGTTTTCAGTAGTTACAGCTCCTTGAATTAACATATCTAAGATCTCTAAGTCAATCTCCATTGAGATGTACTCGCTTAATAAAGAAGTTAACTCAGCCTCAGCATCAATACTGTGGTATGCGTTAAGATCTTGAGAGAATTCTGGTGTCCATTGTGCTTTTAACTTTCTAGTCTTAGCTACAATTGCTTCAGAAGCAAGTTCTACGTTGATTTCTGGGATTTCAATTGGTGCTGATGGATTAGAATCTTCAAAGTCTCCTCTTGCATTATCAGCTGGTGCTACGTGGTAATTTAGTACCACACTAGCTGCATTTGCTAGACCACCTGCTACTGCTTGTACAAATACTACATTAGCTCCTTCAATTTTTGTGTACTGAGGCAATACTGCTGCTCCTGCAAGACTGAAAGCTCTTACTCCTTCTTTATCTGCATTTGCTGGTAAAGCGATAGTAACTGTCTCATAATTTGCTAATGTTAACTCTGCATCGTAGTTTATGTCTACTAATTCTGCTGCTGCTACTGCTACAGCTGCAGGATCTGCTGGTACTGTATTGATTGAGTATCCAAATCTACCTGCTCCGTATAGTCCACCTGATACTTCGTCAGTAACTTCCATTTTATCGTTAGCAGTAGATACGTTACCGTACATATTCGTATTTGCAGCTGCTCCGTCTTTAGCTGTTCCGTATTTAAAGTCTAAGTAAAATACAAGTCCTGAAGGTAAGTTCATTGGTTGTACAGATACAAAGTCTTTAGCTGCGATTTGAGCGAATACCTTACGTACTAATGGTAAAGCTACTCCTGCCCACTGTTCTCCTCCAGCAGCGCTGAATGATGATCCAGTTCCAGTTGAAGATCCTTCAGTTACAATCTGTTTTGCTTGATTCTCAAGAATCATAGCCATGTTGTTTTTCTCGATCTCGTTAGTATATCCTTCTAAGAGTCCTGATTGAGTCCATTTGTCCGCTAAACGAGAAGCATC